TTTGCCTGCTGATTTTTGCCTTTTCCCTTGACTATATGCCGTGTTCCGTGCCACTTATTCCACCTTAGGCAAAACTCGTGAAAAAAAGACAAGCGGGGGCGCTGCTGCGGGGCTTTGCTGATCAAAAGCACACCCGCCGCCTGCCCCGCATAGTCTGAACTGCCCGGGTATCCGGGCACAAAATTGCTATGAAAGGATGGCGTGCGTATGCAGCTTCTTCAGCCTCAGCGCCATTTTTCCTTTGTTGCTTCAACCTGTGCGTCTGCGAAGGCGTCAGCGGACTGTTCTGCCGCGGGGATGAATCAGCCCTGCCAGCAGCCCATGACCATCGACACCCCCATGGCGTGCAATCACTCCCTGCAGTCTGCGGTGAATCAGCAGGCGAATGGGTGCGCATCAAAGAACTGCCCGGGGCAGCAGCCCGGCGCGGTATATCCGGCCTTCCAGGAACTGAATCAGATGTTTGCGCCCCAGGAGGCGCTGGAGCATGGCACTCTTTTCCCGGAACTGGTCAGCCACTACCCCTGTGCGGGAAGGCCGAACAGGCAGGTGCCCGCCTGCCTGAGCCAGGTGTTCTCCCTGTGGGAATTGCGGCTGTATCTCAACACTCATCCCGATGACGCCTCCGCCCTGACGCTGTATCGTCAGCTGTCCGCCCAGACGGCCGAGCCCAACTACGCCACCACCTTTGATCAGGACAGCGGCGCCGGTTCCTGGGCGTGGGTCAGCGGACTGTGGCCCTGGCAGCAGGGCGTGGTCTGTCCCTGACGGACGAGGAAGGAGGAACGCTTATGTTTGTGTATGAAAAGAAGCTCCAATACCCGGTGCGCATCACCCGGCCTGACCCCGCCATGGCCTCGCGAATCATCAGCCAGTATGGCGGCCCGGACGGCGAACTGGCCGCCTCCCTGCGCTATCTGAGCCAGCGCTACTCCATGCCCGACGGCCGTGTGGCGGGATTGCTGACGGACGTCGGTGTGGAAGAACTACCACACTACTGATGGAGACAATCGGAACAAAAAAATTTGTAACTTCTTACACCCGAAGTTTGATGTCAAGTTCCATTGGTTTTGTGTCCCAGTTTGCCCCGGTGTTTAGCGGTGATTTGTGCTTTGTTGTCTTTGTTGCCTTGTCATAGTAATGTGTTCGCTTGCTTTTTGTCCTGACCGCTTTTTCCCTTTTATAGTCTATGCGCTCGATGCACGCCTTTAGAAGTTTGTTTTTCTTTTCCGCAGGTGCTTCTGGGTCTTTCAGGGTATTCAGCGCATCCCGGAAGCGGAGAAGCCGTTCTTCATAGTCAACAGGTTCCGGCATGGATTCGTAAGCCTTGCAAAGGGCCTGCTTCACTTCTTCCTTTTCCTTCAGCAGTTTTTCGTTCAGCGCTTTGAATACATGGTCTGGCATCCGCTTTGATGGATCAGGGTCGGCCTGGGCTTCCCATTGCGCCAATTCCTTTGCGTTCAGTTCATCCCGTTTGGCTTCCAGGCGTTTAATCAGACTGGCGTGGAGTTTGGCAGAATCGCCATCATCATTCTGTATGCGGATTTCAAAGTCCATGATACATTGTTCCAGCGCAGCGATTACACGCTCAATCATTTCTTCATACAGGCAGGAGGATGTTTTGCAATATGCCTGGTTGTCGCAAAGCAAACGGGCAGGGCTACGCATGGAACCATCGGGTTTTTTGTATGTTCGCAGGGACATTGCTCGACCACACTGACAGAACACCAACCCAGCAAGGGGATTGCGTACCTTCGTGGTAGGCTTTGCACGATGGTTTCTGCCCTGTTTTTCTCTTGCAGCCTGGAACAATTCATCGGAAATAATGGCAGGGTGTTTTCCGTCATAGATCAGATATTCGCCAATTTTAGAAACTGGTGCTGTTCTCCTGATTTCACCATCTTCAACAACCCACACAGTTTTGCGGTGATTCCACTTAACCTTGCCGATGTAGTGGACATTTTCAAGCATTGATTTGATGGTGTCTTGTTGCCATAATCCGCCGTTCATTGGTTTTATGCCGAGTTCATTCAAGCGTTTGGCGATGTTCACACGCCCCATGTCTTTATTGACATACATATCAAAAACCATTTGCACGACTTCTGCTTCTTCAGGGATGGGCCTTAAGGTCGGGCACTTTCTTTTGCCTTCCCGGACAAAGATTTTTTCGTATCCATACGGAGCGATGGAAGCAATATAATTGCCCTGGGCGACTGACTGTTCACGTCCTCTTTTTTGTATCTTCTTATAGTAGGTAAGGTACTCATTTCCCCGCTTTAATTCCCGTTCAAAAGCATCCCAGTCATATTCATCACGCAAATCATACACACGGGCCAGGGTGATGACGAGGGTGTTCGTCAGTTTCAGCAGTTTCATGATACGCCCGATGTCTTCCAGGTCACCACGGGTAAGACGCTGTGGCTCAACGATTTTGATTGCCTTGTATTTGGGCGATTCGATCAGGCGAAGCACTTTGCAAATTTCGGGTCTTTCGCTCAAACTTTCGCCGCCGGATACAACTTCCCGGAATTTGTTTTCCTCAGGGACAACGCCGCCAAGGTTGTTTATAGCCCAATCGTCCAGCATGGATTCATGCTTTGCAAGGACTTCTTCCACGGTCAGTGCCGGATCGTCTGACTGTGACTTTCTTAAATAGTCCAGCACTTCTTCTGGTGTTAGGTTTAGGTTTGGTTGTTTGTACATTTCTTTCTCCCTCTCTTTGTATGTTATGTCCTCCAATTATCAAACAAATCTGTAACGCCATTCGGTTTCAGCCAGCCATCCAGCCAGAAGAAACCAATATCGGGATTGAGGTTATCAATCACCAGGGCAGCAATAATCAGCATCAAGGTCAGGGCCAGGACAACGGAAACGGATACAAGGCCGATTCTACGCTGACGGGCAACCTTTTCCGTGTTGTATTGTGCCTTTTCCAGGTGTGCTACATCAGCAGCATGGGCTTTTTCCATCGTTTCCATTTCATGCGTGAGCATTTTGATTTTCTCATCATGCCATACGATTTCTTTCTGCAACTGCCGGACGGTTTCCTCATACTGTGCCTTTTCACTGTTGGACAGGTTACCGCATGGGTTATCATCCCAATTCCCGCCGATGATTGCTTCCACGATGGGCCTTGCGGTTTCCAGGCGATAGTCAGCATGGGTGCCATTGAGGAAACCATGCACGGTGCTTTTTGACAGCCCTGTTTGTTGCACAATTTCGTCATAGGTGGGAACGGGGCGCAGATGCTTCCGCCGTTCATTGCACCACAAGCCCAATTCCGCTGCATTCATTGACAGAAAATTTGGCCCGTCACAGGTTTTCCCAAGCTGGTCACAAGTCAAACATTTTTCGTATTTCATGATGAAAAATCCTCTCATTTAGTTAAAGAAACGCAGTATCAAAAGAAAAAACATGGAAATTCGGCAAAATGAACGCTTTATTGCATTAAAGGGAACGAAGCCCCGTATCTTCTGATTGCAGAATTTTCTTGCTTGATTTATGCTTCAGGTGGGTCGAAGATCGGCCTGTCATTCCGGGACAGCGGGGGTGGATCGGGTGGTGCTGCGCCACTCCCGCATTTTTGATTCAGAAATCTGCGGAAACGCTGGCCATAGCAGGACATTTCGGGACATCACGGGACACCGCTGGACATCAGTGGGACATCACGGGACATCGCAGGAAATGGCGGGACATTTCTATTGCAATTATTTGAAAAATCGTGTATTATCACTACAAGAACGAATGTTCCCTTAATCCATGGCAGCAAAGGAGTATAGCAAGCATGAAAACTGAACTACTAAACTTCGTCTTATCCCTCACAAGTGAGCAAGCAGACATCCTCATCGATCGACTTCCAGAATTGACTTCATTACTCGAAGAATCATCTCCGCCTTGTCATCAGGCACAGACTGGGCAAAGTCAATGAGTGCCTTTTGATTCGCCGTCAATCCGCCCAAGAAGGCGGATTTTTCTATTGTATCCTCCGTGTGTTCCTCGATCAGGTCAGATTTCTGAATGCCGAAGTAATCTGCCATGATTTCAATTCGATCAATTCTCGGATATTTTTTGCCAGTTAGCCATTCGGAAACCGTTGAATACGGGAACCCCCAGGCTTTTGCTAATTCCTTTCTTTCTTTTCCACTTCTCTCTATATAGAAGCGAAGATTTTTAGCCATGATTTCTTTGTTACCGATTGCAGACATATCGTCACCCCCTTTCTACCTATATATTACACCCAAAGAGTAATTAAGTCAACAAAAAACGAAAATTTTTACTCTTTAGGGGTTGACAAAATTATTCTAAGAGAGTATTATAGAGGTGAACAAAACGCTTTAAGCGATTTTGAAAGGAGGTGAAAGGTATATGAGAATATCTTTGAAGGCTGCACGGGTCAATCGCAATCTCACCCAAGAGGAATTTGCATCAGTGCTGGGCGTATCAAAGAAGACCGTTGTTTCGTGGGAAAACGGAACTACCCATCCCCGGACAAACCTGATCGAACCCATTTGCAACGCTTTGGGCGTTTGTGTGGACAACATCGAATGGAGCCGATAATTTTTTTACTCTTCGATTACGCTTTAAGAGTAATTGGCAACGGAAGGAGAAAAACCATGACCGTATACAAGGAAGCCGGGCGGACGGGAGTGCGCAAACAAAGGCCCCTATGGGTGGCCATACCACTGACCCTGCTGGGTGCGGTGGCGTTGCTGGTGGTCTGTGTGCTGGACATGGTATGTGCAGGCTGCAAGGCGATGTGGGCACACCGTGAGGGCATCGGGTTTGCGGTGAAGGAACTGATTGGCGGTGCACTGTTCTTTGCCCTGCTGGGCATCGCAATGTTCGCCTGGACACTGCTGCTGTGATAGGACATCCTGTGACCGCAATAGAGTGTAGAAAGGGGGCGGTCAGATGAAAAATCAACATACATACCATGAGGTGTATGCAAAGAACACGGAAGAAGCCATTGTGCGGGTGTACCGCCCGGAACTTTCTGGTGAAGAACGGGCACGAAGGATGCGGGAACTGCACAGGGCAGCGGAAGACCTGCTGAAAGAGGTCATCAAACTGGAACGCACACGCTGACAAGGAGGAGAAACACAATGATAGGGATCCCCGATATGTACGATATGTACGCACAGTACGAACAGGAGCAGGAAAAACTGCGGGAACGGTTGCCGATCTGCGAGGAATGCGGACACAGGATTGAAGACGATTACGCCTACGACCTGGACGGCACCGTAATCTGCGAAGACTGCATGGGCCGCAAGTACAAGCGGGTGGATGAATTGGAGTGGTACAGGTGATGAAGCACAATGCGGATGATTTGCGACAGATGCAATCGCTGCCGCTGGAAGCAAAGATCATCATGACAAAGCGCAGGATTCAGGACTGGGTGGACTACTGGAATGGGGATGTGTATGTATCCTTCAGCGGTGGCAAAGACAGCACGGTGCTGAAGCACATTGTGGACAGTATGTACGATGACATCCCTGCGGTGTTCGTGAACACTGGCCTGGAATACCCGGAAATCCAGAGATTCGTGCGAGAGGTCAAGGCCGGGAAGTATGACTGCTTCAATCCTGATGTGGTGATGTTACGCCCCGAAATGCGGTTTGTCGAAGTTGTCCGCAAGTACGGATACCCGGTTGCGTCAAAGGAAGTGGCAGGCTATGTCAGAGAAGCACGCCACAGCAAGAGCGAGAAGCTACGAACCATGCGTACACAGCGTTTGCGTGGTGAGTATAAAAGGCCGGATGGGAAGTTGAGTGAATTCAACTCTCCGAAGTGGGGATTTCTTCTTGACGCACCATTTGAAACATCTGACAAATGCTGCGATGTGATGAAGAAAAAACCCATCAAAAAGTACGCCAAGGAAACAAACCGGAAAGGCATCATCGGCACAATGGCAGCAGAATCACGCTTCAGGCGGCAATCGTGGATGCGATACGGTTGTAATATGTTTGAAGGTAAGCAGTTGTCAAGACCGCTGTCCTTCTGGACGGAACAGGATATTCTGCACTACATCAAACAGTACGATGTGCCGTATTGCCCGGTATACGGGGAAATCAAGGTTGATGACAAGACGGAAATTGACGGTCAGATCAACCTGATTGATTACCTGGGGGACTACGAGCCGGAAGACCGGTTGACAACCACCGGCTGCAATCGGACAGGCTGTATGTTCTGTATGTTCGGATGCCACCTGGAAAAAGAGCCAAACCGTTTCCAGCGGATGAAGCAGACGCACCCACGGCAATGGGAATTCTGCATGAAGCCTGTGGATGAAGGCGGCCTGGGCCTGCGGGATGTGCTGGATTATATCCATGTTCCCTATGAATAACCCGGAATGACAGGCTGCATCTTGACCCCATAAAAAAGGGGAGAGGACGCAAGCATGAAGGTATTGGAACTTTTCGCAGGCACACGGAGCATCGGGAAAGCGTTTGAAGCAAAAGGCCATGAGGTCTTTTCCGTAGACTGGAACAGGCAATTTGAAGGCATCGCCTTGTATGCTGATGTGCTGGGCGATTTCTGCGGATGAAATCATCCGTAAATTCGGAAGACCTGATGTGATATGGGCAAGCCCTGACTGCACCACATTTTCTGTGGCAGCAATCAGCCACCACAGACGGAAAAATCCCGAAACTGGCAACCTTGACCCGGTGAGCGAATACGCAAAATTCTGCGACAAGGTTGACCAACACGCCCTGGAACTGATACGGGAACTGAAGCCGAAATACTGGTTTATTGAAAATCCCCGTGGTGGGATGCGGAAAATGACCTGGATGCAAGGCTTGCCACGATATACAGTGACCTATTGCCAATATGGGGACACAAGGCAAAAGCCAACGGATATTTGGACAAACCATCCGTGCCCTGCCTTCAGACCCATGTGCAAAAGCGGTGACCCGTGCCATGTAGCAGCACCCAGGGGGAGCAGGACGGGAACACAAGGATTAAAGGGCAGCAAGGAAAGGAGCATGATTCCACCAGCCCTTTGCGAACACATCGTGGATATATGTGAACGCACCTAACCCGGAATGACAGCACCGATTCGACCCCAACAAAACGAAAGGGGTCGGAAAGATGAGGGAATTCAAGAGTTTTTACAAAACGGTTGGCGGAAACGAAGGAGGGAAGTGCAAGTACAATACCAGGCTGGATTTGTACGGGTGCGGATGCCAGCATGACTGTTCCTACTGCTACGCAAAATCCCTGCTGGATTTCAGGGGGCTGTGGGATGCAAAGGAACCTGCGGTGGCAGACATCCGAAAGGTGGAAAGGCGGATTGAAAAAATCCCTCCGGGGACCATCATACGCCTGGGAGGTATGACAGACTGCTTCCAACCGCTGGAAGAAAAGGCGCAGGTGACACGGGAAGCCATCAAGTTACTGAACAAGCATGGCATCGGGTACCTGATTGTCACAAAGTCTGACCTGATTTGTGAATACATGAACATTCTGGACAGGGATTTGGCACACATCCAAGTCAGCACCACCTGGATTCCAGCGGAAAAGGCGGTATGCACGGAAAGGCGTATCAAGGCCATTGAAACGCTGAAGGAAGCAGGGTTTGACACAGCCGTGAGGTTATCCCCGTATGTTCCGCAGTTTGTGGATTTTGACCGCCTGAACAGTATCAGATGCAACAAAATCATTGTGGAATTCCTGCGGGTGAACCACTGGATCAAGAAGTGGCTGCCGCTGGATTACAGCGAATACACAGTGAAGCACGCCGGGTATGAACACCTTCCGCTGGAAAAGAAAATCGAATACCTGGCAAGAATCACAGGGTTTGACCAAGTGAGCGTTTGCGAGGATGTGGACGAACATTTCCTGTACTGGAAAGAAGCGGTGAACCACAACAAAAACGACTGCTGCAATCTCAAAGTGAAGGAGTAAAAAACGAAATGATGAGTCTTTACGAAATCGACCAGGCAATCATGGGATGTCTGGATGCGGAAACAGGGGAAATCCTGGACGCTGAACTGCTGGATGCACTGTCCATGGAGCGTGAAAAGAAACTGGAAAATGTGGCGTGCTGGATTAAGAACCTGAAGGCGGAAGCCGCTGCA